ACGAGTTCGCCAAGTTATCCGCTTCATGTTCAGTTTTCCAGCGCGGTTGCTTATAGTTCTTCCGATATGTCTGCGGCTGGCATCACCGCGTTTTTATATAACTCGTCGGTCACAGACAGTACGGCGACCACTTTATATATGGGCGTAAACGGAACTAGCACTGACGCAGCGGCGGCCATAAGCACTGTTTACACCTCGGCTAGCAATGGTGCGTTAGCTTTTGGAACAAGAGGTGGCGGCAATGTTATTGAACGCGCCCGCATCGACTCCTCCGGGCGGTTGCTGGTAGGGTTGACCTCAACTAACACCGCATTTGGCGGGAAGCTGCAAGTCGAAGGTACATCAGACGCTGTTGCAAGTCTTGTACGGTATAGCTCTAGTGCTGGTGGTGCGCCTCAGATTTATTTGGCTCGTTCAAAGAGTGCAACTTTAGGGACAAACACTATTGTTGCTTCTGCGGATACCCTTGGAACGCTTGTTTTTTCTGGCGCAAACGGAACTGGGTATAGCGATGCCGCTTATATCCAAGGATTTGTAGATGGTACTCCCGGTGCTTCTGCCGACATGCCCGGTCGCTTGGTATTCAGCACATCTGCTGATGGTTCTGCTACCCCGACTGAGCGTATGCGTATCGACTCCAGCGGTAATTTGCTGGTGGGGAAAACGGCTGCAGACAACAGTACACAAGGGTTTAGGGTAGAAGGTAGCATTGGGTTTGCATCTTGTGTTCGTAGTAGTGGCCCCGGCTTAATGGTTAATCGTTTAACCGATGATGGTGAACTGGTTTTATTTTTTCAAGCGAATACACAAGAGGGTACGATCTCCGTCTCCGGCACAACCGTTTCTTACAACGGCGGTCACTTGTCGCGTTGGGCGCAGATGCTCACTAAGCCTGACCTGCTCAAAGGAACAGTCATGTCCAACCTTGACGAGATGAATGAATACTTTGATGCAGACGGCAATCCTGTTCCGAATGAACAGCTAAACAAGGTCAAGGTGTCCGACGTTGAGGGCGATGCAAATGTTGCTGGTGTGTTCGTGAATTGGACGCATGACGAAGCGCACGATGTTGACGAAATCAACATGGCGATGACGGGTGACATGATTATCCGCATTGCCCAAGGCGTGACTGTTGCCCGTGGTGACTTGCTCATGTCTGCTGGTGACGGTACTGCCAAGCCTCAAGGCGACGATATTGTGCGCTCTAAGACTATCGCAAAAGTCACATCCAACCACGTTACTTGCACATACGACGATGGTTCGTACTGTGTGCCTTGCGTACTAATGGCTTGTTAATAGGAGAAATAAATGAACATCACCTACACCATCGACAACCTCGACCGTCAAACATCTGATGGCCTAGTCACCACCGCACACTGGCGCGTGTCTGCCGTAGATGGCGAACACACTGCCGGTGCTTACGGCTCCGTCGGCTTTACCCGTGGCGATAGCTTCACGCCCTTTGAGGAGCTGACCGAGGCGCAGGTTATTGCTTGGGTCAAGGAGCAACTGGATGTGGCTGAGATTGAAGCCAATCTTGCTGGTCAGATTGCTGTATTGAAAGCGCCGAAGACAGCATCCGGTCTGCCTTGGTAATTAGGAGTAAGACATGGGAACACAAGCCTTTACGAAGCTAGGTAATACGGTTGCCTTTACTGCCAATGTCGCAGCGCCTACGCCCGTACAGGCTGTTTCTACGACCTTGGGTGGCAATCAGTACCGCATTATTAACGCTGGCTCTGTCACCGTGTTTCTAGGCTATGGTGCAACGGCTTCTGACGCATCCAACAATACGGCGATAGTAACAACGACTAGCCCGTCAATACCGTTACTGCCCGGTACGGATGAAATCCTGACGTTTGTGCCAAATGCTTACTTTACTGGCATTACAGCCAGTGGCAGCGCACAGGTTTACATTACGGCAGGTGATGGCCTCTAAGGACTAAGCCATGTTAAAGACCGTATCTTCATTTAGCAACATTATTGGCGCTCTTAATTACAAGGGGACATGGAATGCTTCGTCCAATATGCCAGCCCTTGCATCCGGTGTCGGTACTAAGGGTGATTATTATGTTGTGTCTGTTGCCGGTACAACTAATCTTGATGGCGTTGATTTTTGGGGCGTTGGGGATTGGGCAGTTTTTAACGGCACTACTTGGCAGCGTGTCGAAGGTGGCAGCGAGACTGATACGGATGTAGTTGTTTTCAATACGGCGGCTAATGTTACGCCAACTATTGCTGAATTGACATGGAACAATGACGATCAGTTTAAAACATTGTCATTCGGTATGGCAAATGGCGATATTCAGCGCATTGGTTTAGAACAGTATTTTAGGATTAAAGCATCGTCTGCCATTACCAAAGGTCAGGTAGTGATGTTTAGCGGCACTGTTGGCGCTTCTGGCGGCTTGCAAGGCGCTCCAGCGGCGGGATTGCAACCAGAACAAGCAAACTACATTCTAGGCATTGCCAAAGATACATTAAGCACCAATGATTGGGGCAATGTTCAGTTTTTTGGCGAAGTCAAAGGCATTAACACTACGGGTGGTGCAGAGAACTGGGTACAAGGCGATTTGCTGTATTACAACCCGCTGGTAACAGGTGGATTGACTAAAATTAAGCCTACGGCTCCCGCTGCAATCGCTACCGTAGCCGCTGTGGTGCATGTAAGTGCCAGCAATGGCATATTGTTTGTGCGCCCAACATACGGTTCAGTGCTTGGTGGCACAGATGGCAACGTTAATTTTAACAATCTTGCAACAAACAATTACATTGTTTACAACGGCACATCAAATGTTTGGACGAATCAACCGCCAGCCAACGTAGTTGCCGGAGTTAATCTGTCTGGCGGCGGATTGGTGATTGCCAATACGTCGGTGACCATTAACTTGGATGACAGCATTAGCTTATCCAATGTAACGGCAAACAATGTTGTTATTGAAACAACGCTTACAGCCAATCTGAATACGGCAAACACCGCTGCAATGACTGACCCGAGTATGATGTTGGCCCCTGAAGGTTACATAGAGGTCAGCATCAATGGAGCAACCAAGAAAATCCCTTACTACGGAGTCTAAAAGTGGAACCGCAATTCCTGATCAACATTCTTTTTGCTGCCGCCGGAGCCGCTTTTGGGTGGATACTCAACAGTATCTCTCGCTCAATCGTTCGGATAGAGGACAGAATTGCGGAAATGCCCATGATGTATGTCAACCGTGAGGATTACCGGGAAGACATCCACGACATCAAAGGCATGTTGGGCAAAATCTTTGATCGTTTAGAAACTAAGGCTGACAGATGAGCCTGAATATGGATGCGCTGGCTACCCCGATATTTGGGGAGCCAGATAGCCTCCGTGACTTTCTCTTTGAAAATGGCATACAGCATCAAGTCTTTTGGGAAAGACTGACTGACGCTGGCTTTTACGTTCCACGCTACCCCATCACTGATGCTGATCCGCAGGACTTGGATGATTGGCTACTAATCCATCAACAAGAACACCAACGCTACGCATCAATTCTTAACCTTAACGACCCCTTTAATCTGCTAGACTTGGATTTCAACCAAGAGGATGACTTTTACGATTGGGTAAATAGTCATTTGTTAATTCATGAGCAGATAGCACGTACACTGGGGGTGACATGATTTCTGATGAGGATTTTTACCGTTTATTTAATGCGGCTGCTGCTGCTGCCAAGCCTTATGGAAAACCAGCAATTCCAGCTACTAGCATGGAAGATCGGTTTGAGAACCTTGAGATAGATAGTCTGGATGGCTTGATTATGGGCATGTATCTTTGCGATGCTTTTGCCGTGTCTGAGGCCGAAGGAAAAGACATGAAGCCTGAAACGGTAGGTGACATGCGAGATTTTCTAGTAAAACACGCAAGAGTTAGTAAAATTGATATAGAAAAAGCCATTGAGGTGATGAAATGAGTCTGTTTCTTACCTTTGGTCATACTGTATCTACAACTCAAACGACCTTGATGGAAGACATTGTGCATCCACAACGGACGCACTTCATTCCTGAAAGCTATCAAGGCACCAAGCACGGCTACAAATACGCACCGCATAACCTTGCCAACATGGTCTTGGCACCCGCCACGTTGGAGTGGCTGCGACAAAACCCGGCACTGGGCAAAACTGCATTTATCTTGGCTTCTGGCAACAGTCACTTTGCTGGCATCAATCCAAGAGACAATCAAACGAATACGCAACTGCACTACATCTACAAGTTTTTGCCTTTTTCCTTAACGCAAGTAATGGCTGGCAGACTAGCAAACCAGATATGTGAGCCAGATTACATTGCTACCGACGCTACCGCTTGCGCGTCCAGCTTAAAAACGCTTATGGACTGCATCATGCTGGAAGCCTTTGGCTATACCCGTTTTATTATCCTAACCGTTGAGGATGCCGTCTCTAACTCCGTATTAGAGTTCTTTGGCGATTCTAAAGCTAGCCTGACACTAAAGGAAGAAGGCGACGGAAACGTGCTGCCCAGTGCGTTTGATCGTAAAAATGGGGGGTTTTACGTCGGGCAAGGCGCTGCTTTTGCCGTCTTGCAATCTGAAGGCGAGGTGAACTTCTACAACCTAAAGCCTAAAGCCAGATTGGTCAGCGCTTACCATGCTGCCGAAAAGCATACAAACGCCATTGGTCAACGAGAAGATGGTCAGGGCTACATCAAGGCTATTGAAGGTGCCATATTGTACGGCGATGTCCATGCTGATGATATTTCCATAGTAAAAACACATGGCACCGGTACCGAGTCAAACAATGAGTCAGAGGCAATGGCGCTTTACAAGACATTAAATAACTTTATAGCAACATCATTTAAACCAAAAATAGGTCACACAATGGGCGCTTCGGGCTTGCTTGAAACGCTACTTTTGCTTGACAATCTAGTTTATGGTGTTGTACCTGCTATCCCTAACCGCACGGAAAAGGACGATGTTTTTCTGTCGCAGGATTGTGAGGTACCCGATGGTTTAATAATGAGTCTCGCGGCAGGTATGGGCAATGTTTATACCGCTGCGATCTTTGATCCCGTGAGGTAAAAATGGCGAAGATGGTGGACAGCCGAGAGCAAGAGTTGAGTGCAGAGGACATTGTTGCCATTGCAGCCATGAACACTGATGCTGGCGTTGATCGCAGTAAAGCGATTCAGATGATCAATGCCGAACTCAAAATGGATGATACCTTGTTCATACGTCAAGGTAACACACTTTTTATTCTTCACAAGTCGGCACCAAGAATCGGTTGGTTCCGCGCTTTGAATGCTGACACTGCTGCAAACTTCTTGCAAAACGGTATTGAGTTTATCAAGGCTGCTTACAAAATGGGTTTTGATACGGTAGCTTCTACTTTCAACGATCCGGCAATTATTGCTGTTTTCCGCTACATCTCAAATAACCCGCCCAATCCTGAAATGGGATACGAACTTGAAGAAATGGATGATGGTTCGTTTATGGCGACTGTAAAAACGGGGCCATCTCGCGGAGGTGAAGCATGAGCGCTGTTGTCGAGTTTGTTCAAGATGTTGGCAAAGCCGTTGGCAATGTAGTTGAGGCAGTTGGCGATGCCGTTGAAAAGGTCGGTGAGGTTATTGTTGATACCGTCAAATACGTTGCCGAAAACCCCGAGATTATTGTTATAGCGGTTGCCGCGCCCTATGCCATAGCTGCTGCTGGCGCTGCCGTAGGCGCTTCTGCGGCAACAATTTCATTGGTAACACAACCAATTACTGCGGCTGCTATTAGCGCATCCCAAGGCGGTGATCTTGAAGACATTGGTAAGGCAGCATTAGGCGCTTACATTGCCCCAAGCATTGCTCGCCCCGTAGCTGCTGCAACAGGTAGTGCGATTGGTACAGGTTCGGCGGCACAAGTTGCTTTGGCAAATGCCGTGGGTGGCGCTGTTGGTTCTGCTGCGGGTGCTGCGGCAGTAGGTACTGATATTGGTGAGGCAGCATTGTTAGGTGCTGCTGGTTCTGCTGGCGCATCGTTGGCACGTTCTGGCGCTGCTGAGTTAGGCATTGATGAAACAGGCAAAGCGGCAGGCTTTACCGCAGACATTGGCGAAGCTATTGCTAGAGGCTCAATAACTGGAGACATTGGTGGCGAGCTTGTTGGTGCTGGTATTGGCGCTCTAGCAGGTGAGGGACAGCAAGCATTGCGCGAGCTAACCACTCCGACCATTAAAAATGCAACCGCTTATTACCCGCCTATTTCCCCTGAAATGGCTGCATTAACTGGATCAACCATTGATGGCTCACCAGTTACCGACGTTCCTTTAGTTGAAGGGTCACCAAAATCAGCGCTAATGTTTCCTGAAGGCGACATGGTTGTTTCTTCCAACGCAAAAACAGGAAGTATTTACACTGTTAAAAACGAGCAAGGAGAAACATTCCAAGCGCGTGACGTAACTTATCAGGATGGCACGGTTAAACGAATTATTTTTGATCCTAATACACAGCAATATCAACAGCAAGTTTTAAAGCAACCGTCTATTGATGCTGGTGGGGATCGCTCTTTGCCGGGAATAACTGTTGAGGCAGAAAGGTTTACTGCCGGAGAAGATGCTCGTACAGGTCGAGTAACTGATATTGCAAAAGCAGCGACCGGCGGCAGAGAAACTACCGCACCCGCAGGTGGAGCTGCTACCGCACCCGCAGGTGGAGCTGCTACCGCACCAACACCCCCTGCTGGCCCAGAAACAGGTGGCACTACGGCGGGTGACAGAGGTGAAGGTGAAATGGTTGGCGATGGTGAGCGCGAGATGGCAGGTGGCACTCGCCCCGTTGAGGATATGACTGGCAACGAACTGCTTGGCGATGCAATGGCTGGCGAGGAAGGCGGCGCACCAAGAGAAGGTGGTGGTGGCGGTAGGGGTGCCGGTGAAGGTGGCGGTGGTGGCGAAGGATTGGCAGAGCAACCGGCTGATCTTGAGGCAATGACGGATGAAGAACTGTTGGCATTGCTGGAAGACTCAATGGACTTTGACGTTGAAGAAACGCCATTAGTTCCTCCTGATGATATTGGTGAGTTCCAACCATTGGATGCAAGAACCGCAGGTGGTAGCCGTCGTGGTACGCCGTATCAAAGTTCTATTAGCGCACGGGCTGTTGGCTCAAGCCCAACGGCAGCGATTGTTGGTAATAAAGAACCCATTTTTGGTGGCGATGAAGGCGTACAAAGTGAGGCGTGGAACACCCGTTCTTTACGTCTTAGAAAGGCATTGGGAATCTAAATGAAGACTATTCAAATGATGGCGGGTGGTACTGGCATGGGCGGCGCTAAAGAGATGGCTGAAATGCTGCGTCGCATGGGTCGCAATGGCGATACGATGTTAGCTCACATTACGCCAGAAGAAGCCGAGTTGCTGGCTGACTTGGGTGGCGCAGGTACATCGAATCCTGATACTGGCTTGCCAGAGTTTTTTAATGTCACTGATTTTGATTCTTATGACAGTGCTTTTAATCGAATTCCAGACGCAGACATTAACGATATAGTCGATCAGGCGCGGCTTGATCGAGCAAGAAGTCGGCAACCTGTTAGTGCATATCAAGAGACTGAACCTAACACAGACATTTTTAGGCAAGATTATAGTCAACCTCGCCAAACAACAATGTTTGACACTGGTGCATCCTCTTATCGCGGCGTTGATGTTCCTAGAGATATTTTTGCGCCTCGCGCTAGAACTGGTGACACCATTTCTGCTGATTATTTGCGTGACACCAATTTGCGTGGCGGTGGCGATTTTGAGCAAATCCCGGCGCTTCGTCAGCCAGCATCCTCACTGGGAACTTATCGTGGCGTAACGGTGCCAACAGATATTTTTGCAAAATTTGAGCCGTTGCAAGATCAAACCGCCGCACTGCAAGCGCAAGAAGAACCGGGGTTTGCTGCCCGTGCTGAAGGCCGACTAAAGGAATTGCAGGATGTATTGAATCAGTATCCCAACTTGACTCGCGCTGGAACGGCTGGCGCTGGCATATTGGCGCAAGCATTGTTATTCAATCGCGCTAATCGTGCCATGAAGCGTGACATTGAAGAAACCCGTCGTGCTGCTGAACCATTCCGCGCTGCACAAGCAGAGGCAATGGGTCGTGCAACTGGCGGTGGTTTGACTCCAGAACAAGAGCAAGACCTTGAGATTGCTCAAGCCCGTGCGCGTCAGGGTTTGGGTGAGCGTGGATTGCAAACAGGTAGTGCCGCATCCGGCGTTCTTGCAGCACAGCAGCGCCGTGCGCGTAGTTTGGCTCGTCAAGAAGGATTCCAAGAGGCATTACGTCTTGCTAACATTGCTGACCAGTATGATCGTCGCGCACTAGAAATGGAATTGCAGCGTGATCAGCAGTTAGGCCAGTTGTTCGCAAGCATTGTTGGTCGTGAGGTACAGCAAGCGCAGCGCACAAACGCGCCCGCTACTACTACGACTACTCAGCAACCATAGGAGTCATTATGGCAACTCAAGTATTAAATGATGCGCTAGGCACTTCGCCATCTTTGATTCGAGGACTTGGCGAGAAGTCTGGATTAAAAGAACGGGCGACGTTTGCCCGTACCAAAATGCCGGAAACATTTGAGGGCATAGCTAAAGCCGAAGAAGATGCGGCAAGAACTCAATTTGGCATTCAACAAGGGCAAATCAAAAAAGAAGCTGAAGCAGAGGGCGCTTTGGCAGCGCAGTCGCGTCAAGCCACTACTGAAATGGAAGCTGGCATTAAGCCCTATGAGGAATTTGCAGCGCCAGAAATTAAAGCGTCAGATTATGCAAAGAGCGCCGGTATGCGTTTGTTGTCTGCTTTAGTTATTGGCGGGATTGGTGGCGCATCAGGCAAATCACAGTTAATGGCAATCCGTGAAATGCAGGATGCTGAAGACCGTGGACAAAGAGAACGGTTTGCTTCTGCCAAGCTCAAGTTTGATGAGGCTGACCGCGCTCGAAAAGACCATAATCAAATGCTCAAAGATCGTTTTGAACGCATGTTGAATTTATTGTCTAAAGATCGCAATGCAGCAATGGTTGAAGCCAAGCTAATTGAAAGTCAAACTGGCAATGGTTTAATTTCTGCACAACTTCGCAAGGGAAATTATCAAAAAGCCTATGATTTATTTAATAAGGCGATTGAATCTTCCGATAAAGCTGACATAGAACTTGAGAAGCAGCGCACAATCTTTGAGGAAAAGAAAGCCTTGAAGATGACTCCAAGCGGCGGAAAAATGGGCGGCGGTGGAAGCGGCACAGGTAAGCGCAAGATTGAACAAATACCGGCGGCGCTTGAGAAAAAAATGGATAACGCTGCGGAAGCAGGGATTGCATTGAATCGCGCTAATTCCACAAGAAAGCCGCAATATTTTGGTATTGCACCTAATGCAGAGGTTGCCAATTTAATTATTAGCGGTGTTGAAAAAGGATTGCCAACAGGGGACATTATGGCCTCGTTAGGTTCTAAAGCGCCAAAAGTAACTAGAGAAACTGTGGCTTGGTGGAAAGACTATGACGCATTTCTTGCTGTTGTTAGAAACAAATTGTTTGGTGCAACACTGACAAATAATGAACAAGCAAGTTTTTTAAAATTTACGATTACCCCAGCAACGTCACCAGAAGTTGCTGATATGTATTTTAAGAATCAACAAAAAATTGTTAATGATGGAATTGCAAGAGAGCGTCGCAAAGCAAGTGCGCGTGGTGTCAGCGATGAAACAATAAGTGCTTACCTTGATTTGCCTGAAGATGAAGCGTCTCAAGATCAAACGCCCGCACCTGCTGCACAACCCAAAAAAATTAGCACTAAGGCGGAGTACGATGCTTTGCCGCCCAATGCTGAATATATTGATACTCAAACTGGTAAGCGCGGCAGAAAACCCGCAGCGAGGTAACTATGGCTAAAGACCGTTTTGGTGGTGAAAGTGTAGATGAAGGCCAGACTGATCGCTTTGGCGGTAGTCTGGTTGAGCAAATACCCGGCCCTTCGCCTGAAGAATCTGCGGCTGCTCGTAGTGCGGCAGAACGATTTGGCAGGGTTGAGTCTCCATCAATAATTGAATCTGGTTTGCAAGCTATGGGTGCCATTCCCGTGCTTGGTGGCGTGTCCAAAGCGGCTCAACTTGCATCTCGCGGCTCTAGGGTTGCGCCTTACGCGTCCCGTGCGGCAGAAATGTTTATTCCCCGCACTGGTGGCGAACTTACTCGGCAAGGTGCATTGGCTTTTTTAGGAGGTTCTGCGGCGCAAGGCGCTAGTAATATGCTGCCTGAAAATACCGGAGCCTTTCCTAGATTCTTAGTCGAAACTGGCGCAGGTTTAGCTACTGAGGGTTTGGTTTCTAGTCTTCGTTCTGCTGCAAGAGGGTTTCGCCCCATGACACCCGGTGGCACTCAACGCGCTGCTGAACGTGTTGTGCGTGATATGACACCAGAGCAGATTGCTGCCCTGCCGCAAACCGTAGAGTCTAAGACTGCGCTAGTACGTCAGGCGCAAGAGCGTCTGCGCGGCAAGCCTTACAGTGAGCCAGTAGATGTTGCTGAAGTTGCAAGGCTGTTAAATATTGAGTCTGTTGCTGGAAGGCGGCGTGGCGAAGAATTGGCAACTCGGTTAATGACTGATGCTGAGCAACGATTAGCCGCGATTAGTCAGCCCCGCACAATGGAAGCTGTTGGCGCTGAAGCCCGTGACATTGTTTCAAAGCGTTTAGAAAGACTAAAGCAAGAGCGCGAAGTCATTACAGATGTTAATAAAAAAGACATGATGGATGAGGCGCGTCGCAAAGAGCTTGCCGGTAATGGAGTAGAAAATACTCAAGCATTTAAAAATGCGGAAGTACAACTTAAAGCGTTTGAAGTTGATCCAGCAACGGGAAGAAAGTTATTAACTGGAGACACAAAATCTCAGTTTGATCGGGTAAAACGAGAGCTTACTGGTATTGAGCAAGACCAATTTGGTAACACTAGTCGAGTTAAAGTAGGCTTTGAGCGACTAGAGCGTTTGCGTCGTGAGCTAGGTGATCGCGCTTCTGGATTGCCGGTTGAGGGTTACAGTGCAATTAGCCAAAACGATGCAAAAAATTTAAAGAAGCTAGTTGAAGGTGTGATGTCGGAGTTTACCGGCAAGAAGTTTGACAAGTATCTTAAAGACTATGAACGCTTTAGCCAGCCAATCAATCGGTTTGCCTCTGAGGTTGGCACCTATTTGACTGCGCCAAGTGCTAATGTGCGCGGTGAATTTGCAACTCAAACATCATTGTTGCCTAACAAAATTTTTAGCACGCCTGAAAACGTCGATAGTTTTTTAAAGTTGATGGGCGGCAACGTAACTCAAGTGCAAGCCTTGGCGCGTAACTATGCCAGCACAGAGTTGGCAAATAAAACGCCAGCGCAAATCAATAGCTGGCTGAGAACCAATAGCGAATGGCTATCGCGCTTCCCGCAGCTAAAGAAAGACTTTGCTGACTTTGCAAGAAAGCAAGAGCAAACCACTCGCGTTACTAAGCAGACGGAGAAGTTGACTGAGCAACGTGCCAAGATGTTTGAGATGGGCGGCACACAGACTCAGCAAGCAGAAAACTTTAAAAACCTGATGATGGGTACTGGCTCATCCCGTGATGTGGCTTCTGCCGCCAAAGTACTTGGTAGAACGCCGGAAGGTGCTGCCGCATTTAAATCGAGCGTCCGTGACTTGATTGGCACCTTGCCGCCGGGAAGTATTGAGCGCAGCTATCGTGACCGTATTAAGCCGTCCATGCAAGCAAGCGGCCTGTACACGCCAGATGAGCTTCGGTTCGTTGATGATGCGATTGCCGATGTTGTCAGCATACAAACAGCGATTAGTCGTGCATCTCAAAACATTGGGCGCACTCCCGGCACGGAATCATCAGCGCAAGAGTTGACTCGTTTAATCAACAATGAGATGTCACAAGTTAAGAAGGGCGGTGCTATTGCTGGCTTATACACGGCTGGCTTGGCTGCGCTGTCTGCAAGATTTGGTTTGCCGGTAGAGGTTGGCGGCACAACGGCTGCGGCTGGCGCAATGGGTGGTGCATTTGCCATTGACCGTTATCGTCAATACACTGCCAATATCCGTGCTGCTGTCAGCGACATTGTGACTGACCCCGTTAAGCTCAAAGAAGTCTTGAAGTCTCCACCAGACAAACGGCAAGGTGTTCTTGCCAGAATGATAAGGCAAACGGTGGGTACACAGTTAGGCGCAGAAACGCCAGAAAGGATGCAAAATGCCCCTCAGTAAAGGTAAGAGCCAAAAGACCATGAGCAAGAACATCGGTGAGATGGTTCGTGGATTTAAAGAATCTGGCAAGATTGGCACTAGCCGCCCTGCCAACACTCGCAAGGCGGTCAAACAAGCGGTGGCTATTGCTTATTCAAAAGCGGGTAAATCTCGCATGAAACGGGGGAGCAAGCGATGAACTACGACAACGGCAGCGACATGGATAAAATGAATTCCGGTGTAGAGGAATTGCGAAAGATGAAAGAAACTGCGAAGCAACAAGCAGACAAGCGCGGCTCCAGTATGTTGATTGGAAACCGCATGACTATGATGCGTCAGAAGCGTGACAACAGGAAAATGGAGAGATGAGCAAAAGACAAAAGGGGCTTAATCCAGAGCTTGAGCAAGCTATTTATGACCTGCTAAAGCAAACGATGAATGATTCAACGGCATCACTAACGGACAAGACAAAGGTTCTTGACCGGGTTTTAAAGCTAGAACAAATCAAGCAAAAGATTAGTGATGATGAATGGGGCAAAGGGTTTTTTAATCCTGACGATGAAGGAGATGAGTGATGGTGGACGGGGCTGCGTTGAGAATTATTAACATTGCAATGGATGTGTTGTCACATAAGGTACTGACATTTGTTGCATTGCTTTTTAGCTTTGTGTTGGCTTGCTGGACGATGATTATGCCAACATGGGAAAGAATGGCAATGGCTGCATTCTTTGCTATTTTTATTTATTTGCCGTGCATGATCGTGGAAAGGAAATCACATGAAAATTAACATCAGCAAGAGCAGCACAACCGTGATGATGAACAACAACAATCACAAAGGCAGTGCTGGCGAAGCATACCGTCCAACATCCATTTCTGACACTTATGGTCGTGGCAAGCCAACTCGCACCAATCCTATGGGCTTCATGGGTATGCAGTGCTTCTCTGGCTCACCTGACCAAAAGAAGTCGCCCACTTCCAAGCCCGGTAATGCCGGAGGAAAGGATATTATCTAATGGCTATTACTGGTGCCTTTCAGCCTATGGGCAAGACCTTTAAGGTCACTGCCAACACTGCGGCTGTCTCTGCAAATGTTTCGTCAGACTCACCTGTTGCTCAGTATCAGGTAGTCAACAGCAGTACAACTGACATTGCTTACGTTCGCATCACACCTTCGGGCGGTAATGCTGCCGTGCCGGGTGCAAACGCTGAGTACGGTATGGCAGTCTTACCTGCAAGCTCTGTCATTATTACTGGCCCTCAATGCCGTAGTGGATCGAATGTGGTGGTATCTGCTATCTCTGCGGCGAATACACCGTCAATCTTTGTGACCCCCGGCGAAGGATTGTAAATGTAGTGTAAAAGGAAGAAGGAAATGATTGACCCTGTAACTATTGGGCTGGCAATACAAGGCGTAAAGTTAGTGGTCAACGGCATTAAAGCTGCTGCTGACGAGGCCAAGGAAGCATTCGATAGCATCAATGAATGTGTTGAGTCAGGGAGAAACTTAGCCGAATCACTTTCTCCGGTGAAAAAGTTTTTCTCAGCGGCAGGGAAGTACGAAACAAACAGAGCGCAATTAGAAGAAGCAAAGGCAGCACAGGAAGAAGCGGCAGAGCGCGGTGAAAGCGTAGCAGATCATATGTCCGATGCCGAATATGTCATGGAGTTAATGGCAATCGACCGGCAGATCAAGCAATACTACGATGACATCAAGCACATATTCATCTATCACTTCCAAGAAGCTGGGATGTGGGATGAGTTCTGGCAGCGGATGGGTAAGCTACGCGCCGACAGGGAAGCCAAGGCAGAGGCCAAGCGCCGTGCCGAAACAGAGAAGCGGCTGCAAGAGAAAGCCGCTGCGATGAAGAAGCGTCGTGCCATTGCCAAGCGAGTTGAGGCAGTACAAATGGTTTTGGCTGGCATTGTGATTTTTTGTTTGTGCGTTGGTTTTGTTTTTTTTATGCGCTGGATGATTCAACAAGGAGGCTAAGATGCCATTTGGACTGGACGCGCTGCTAGGCATTGGCGGCAAGTTAATCGACAAACTAATCCCTGACCCTGAACAAAAGGCAAAGGCGCAGCTAGAGCTGGCTAAGATGGCTCAAGATGGTGAGCTTGCCAAGATGGCAAACGACACTGAGCTATACAAAGCAGAGCAAGATAATCTGACTTTACGCCAACAAGCTGACATGGCTAGTGACAGTTGGCTCTCCAAGAACATCCGTCCTATTACGCTAATCTATATTCTTGTTGCTTACCTTGTGTTGGCAATTCTTGATGCTGCCTTGATTGACATAGCCGATTCCTTTGTGGAACTTCTTGGTCAATGGGGAATGTTGGTTATGTCCTTTTACTTTGGTGGTAGGACGCTTGAGAAGATTATTGATATGAAGGCAAAGAAATGATTAACTCTCGCAAAATTGAAGATTTGCTTCCGGTCGTGCAAGAGAAGGTTCGCAAGTTCAAAGCCTTGTGTGAAGAAAATGACATCGACCTGCTAATTACATCAACTTACCGTGACCATGAAAGCCAGAATGCTTTGTATGCTCAAGGTCGCACTGCGCCCGGCAACAAGGTAACGAATGCCAAGGGTGGTCAAAGCTGGCATAACTGGCGCTGTGCTATTGATGTGGTTCCATTGATTAACGGCAAGCCTTGCTGGGATACTAAAAATCCTGTGTGGCAAAAGGTTGGCGCATTAGGTAAAGAGGCTGGTCTGGAGTGGGCTTGGGAGTGGAAGACATTTAAAGAGATGGCGCACTTCCAGTACACGGGTGGCATGACCTTGGCTCAGTTGCAAAGTGGTGAGCAAATTGCCTAAGAAGGGTGTCAGTCTGGCGATTGGGCGTGGCGAGAAGCTGCCTGTCAGCAAGGGTGCTGGCTTGACTGCTAAAGGCCGTGCCAAGTACAACCGTGAGACTGGCAGCAATCTGAAGGCACCAGCGCCTAACCCTCGCACTAAGAAGGATGCAGGGCGCAAGGCTAGTTTCTGTGCGCGTATGGGTGGCGTAGTAAAGAAAGCCAAGGGGCCAGCAACAAGGGCTAGAGCTTCGATGCGGAGATGGGGATGCCGGTAGCAGACAAAGACATTATGGATGCCGTAGCGCAGGACGTTGACCCTCGCCTATTGGATAAGGCAAGGGAAGAATATCCTGTGCTACGCAATGTTGATGTTGACTATAAGTATTCACCGAAGCAAGACATTGAGAAGTACGGCAAGCTAGAGTTTTTTCCTTCCGATGAGCCGGGTTCTCCAGAGCGCCCCCGCCCCAAAGAATTTCCAGTTGGCAGACCGCTTGTCGAAGTTTACGACCCAAAGACTAGGCCAATAGATATTCTTGGCGACATTGCAAGTCACTACATGATTGAGCAAGACCCAAGAGTGCAGGGCTACTACAACCAGTTTCAAAAGTCTTTGTTGCCCGGTCAGTATGATCGCTTACGTGGTCAGTATCAGTTTGCCCAAAAAAATTATGGCGAAGATCGTCCTTACGAAGATTGGTATGAGCGCACTGGATTGCCCGGTTACTTCCGTGGATACCCATTCCAGCAATGGCCTGAAGAATTTAATGAGATGGCTTATACGCCAGAGCAGCGCCAGTTACTTGATGAGATGATGCAATACTTTCGGACAGGCGAATGAGTCATCAGGCGCAGTTGGATTTTGTAGCAAGTTTGCGAGACAGGTTCCCAGACTTCTTCATTAGAAAGAATGTGCTGGAGGTGGGTAGCCTAAACATTAACGGTTCTATAAGACAGTTCTTTCAACAGTGCAACTATGTTGGGGTTGATCTTGGCGCAGGACAGGATGTGGATGTCGTTGCCAAGGGCGAAGACTTATCCTATGGCGATGGTAGCTTTGATGTGGTCGCAAGTTGTGAATGCTTTGAACATAACCCTGAGTGGGCTAAGACGCTTCAAAACATGATCAGGATGGCTGGCAGCTTGGTCTTCTTTAGTTGCGCTACGACGGGAAGGCCGGAGCATGGCACAAGGCGTACAAGCCCACAGGATGCACCATTTTGCGGAGACTATTATCGCAACTTAACGGAAGACGATGTAAGGCAGGAAGTAGATTTATCGGCTTTTAAAGTCTATGAATTTATAAGCAATGATAAGGCTCACGACTTATACTTTTGGGGGATCAAATGAAGACAGGACTCTACGCAAACATCAACGCCAAACAGGATCGTATCAAAGCAGGTAGTGGTGAGAGAATGAGAACGCCCGGCAGTAAGGGTGCGCCAACTAAGGCAGACTTCGTGAAGTCAGCTAAGACTGCCAAGAAGCCCACCCGTAAATAATTGCTTGGCGCGTTTCCTTCTCGCGCTTTCCCCCGCCATGTCTCCGGCGGGGTTTTTTATTCGCTAGACAATAGTCCACCCTCAAACAAATACGTTCCCATGTGACCCATTTGGCACCACGGGGCAGCGTAGATCGTGCCGCCAATCTTGCGCCACTCATGGCAGAAATAATAGTCCTCAGACAATAGCCGCTTAGTATCAGGATCAATAGGATCAAGGTAGAAAGCGTGTATCTCTTGCCCTGCAAGGTGTGTCATATCACTGACGTAAGTGGGCGTATGCGGCTTTAGCTTCTCAAAGACTTCCCGCTTAACCAACATAAAGCCCGTGCCAATACCAGACACCTCGCAAGGCTTATCCACTGGCACCGTCATGGAAGGTTCGGCGTTCAACAGGTTGACCACAAAACTGCCGGTGTGGTTTCTCAGGTTCTCTTTGCCTTCTACCGCTGCCCGCTTAACGGTTTCCCAATTTATTTCTTTCTTTGGATAGATTCCGCCTATCACATCTACATCAGCCTCAAGCATTCTCAAGGCATCCTCTGCGCGGAACTTAATGTCAGCGTCAATCCAGAACAGGTAGTCTGCATCGCCCTGCAAGAACTGGTGCGCCATATTGCACCGTGCGCGGGTAATCAAGGATTCATTGAACATGAAGGCGCAGGAAGTCTTATAGCCTTTGCTGCCCAATACGCCGATTAGATTGATCAATGACTGCACGTACACGCCAGTGCATTGCCCGCCATACATAGGTGTTGCGATAAATATATGTTTTTGCTTGTCCATGTTATCTCCGAAAGTGGGGCGTGTTGCAGTAACGCTGCGCCCCGCAACGCTCCTAACTATCCTCGGGAGAGGATTCATCCTGCAACTGATGGGGGTCTAGTTCATTACCAAGAAGCGTCAACAGATCGGAGAAGCGCAACAAGGCCAGCGATTTGCCGCCATCCTCGCGCATGACAACCAGCGGTATTTGTCCTGCTTCACAGGCTTTCTCTGCCTGTTCCACGAAATCATACACGGCTATCTTGCGTCTGCGTTTGCATTCAATGAGATATTTCCCCAAGATCAGATCGCCCTCATCCTTGACCTGATACTGCTTTAGGTTGCGGCGAATACGAATGCCTAGCTTGTCAAAAATCTCATTGGCTACTTCACGCTCGTAGCTTGCGCCCCTCTGTCTGTTGAGCTTACTCATCAGTAACAGTTCGTTTGGCAGTTATTACCGTAGCAACAGGTGGTGCAGCTTACGCAGCGTCCTTGATCGCAATAGGTGTTGTAAGTACAGGTGGCATAGACAAAAGGCGCGGTCACTGCCAACCAAATAGCGAATAAGTATTTCATTGCAGTCTCCTCAAAAGGGGATTTCGTCATCGTCCTTACGCTTGGATGGCGTAGGATTCATGTTGCCGCCAACGGGTGGTTGCCAGTTGTCTTCTTTTAAACTGATCAGTACGCCGCCAGTCGTATCCTTAGTCCATGCGGAGATTTTAAGCGTTTCTCCAATGACATAGTTTCTGCTTACTTTAAGTTCGCCTACCCAATCAGGGTGTGCCGCGCTTTTCTTCTTCCGGTTTGTGTAAAGAACGCCAGTGCCGGGGTTTCTCTCTTTATATTCCATCTTTAATTCCTTTCGTTAATGAATATCTTGCGAACTCTTTGTTGCCCACTCTGACTGACTGGGTAATGATTGTGTGACCGTCTTTCCTAAGTTCTTCGACACGCGCTGCCAGCCGTAACACGCCGTAAAGTCTCAGGGAATCCAATGCCGTGATGCTTTGTCCGGTTTGAAGGTGTTGCAGTACCATCTTGTTCTGCGTCATCTTGTCTCCGGTGGCTGGCACTACAACTTTTTTGTTTCTTCCTCCAAGAAGGTGCGTACCGTATTGATGCCGCGCTTGAAGACTTCAGCCAGTGCTTCATGCTTGGTTTCAATCTCCAGCAGAGCTTCAGCGTTGGCTTCTTCTAGGCTGTTGATTTTCTCCAGCTTCTCCCCGGCATTAAATTTTTTCGAGTTATGGATAGCTTCGACCATATCCAAGATGCCACTGACCAAATCGTCATAGTTGGCGTAATGGGTGTGAGCTTCACCGTTAGGCAGCAAGAACGGAATGCCTTTGACCACAGGCTTCTCAACGGATACTGGCGCAACAGAGTCGCTAACGACTAGAGGTTGGACACGCGCCTCTGGGATCGTTTCAACTTCAGTTTCGTCAAGCATGCCGAGTCCACAATGTGCAAGAACCGACCGCCGTATTGCTTTCGTAGTTGCTTTAAGGATGGCATTAGCGAGTTTTTCTCCGGTAACATTCCCAACATCCACAGCACCTTGATTTTCTGAAACTCTGCCATCAGCGCCGGTGCATCTAACCGAGACAATGTAAATTCCATCAACACGTTCCCGATGTGTAATCTGTGTGGATAGCTTGTGAATAGAACACAATTGCTGCGTTGCTCCAGCATTCGCATATAGGATTTGTTTTCCATTAAGAACTAGAAGGTCAAAGGGTTTAGCAGCAGGATCAAGACCGACTTGTTTGCAGCGGTACAGGTAGTATTGTTTCTTCTGGTCTTCAGACAGGCCAGACAAGTCACCGCGCAGGACGATGGAGGCTTGGATTTCAGGGTCAAGGGCAGAGACATTGCTCTCGCTTGATAGGTTGACTACGTTGCTCATGTTGGCCTCACTTCAAAAGGAATCGACGGGAACCCGGCTGTTCGACAATAAACTTGTCGTACATGTCAGGCATAGAACTGCGGAACAGGTCTTTGCTAAACGACTTGGTAGCTTTGCTGTTCTTCCAAGTAGCAAGGATTCGACCGTCATAAGTGGATAGCTGCCCTGCTTCCATCATGAAGCCCTGTATCTTGGCTGTTAGGGCATCTTCTTGTGCTTCTAAGGCTTTGCGCTGCTCTTTGATGATCTTCAGAGTGTCACAGGCTTGCTCTAGCTCTGCGTTGGCCCAGAGGCTTTGTCCGTTGTCTTCCTTGTAGATGATCTTGGCAGCATCTCCCATTGATTCAGGGTCAAAGTTTCTGGCCTTCACTCGCCCCCAGAACTGTGCCATTTCACGGGCGTGCATATCCCATTGTTCTTCAGAGAAAGACAGGGGATAGCCGCATATCTCTTGCCCACCAAAGCAGACAATCAGGATGACGTTAGGGATTTGATGCACCAAGGATTCATGCAAGCACTGGACACGGTAGCCAACATCAACGTCTGTCGTGCCATCGTCACCATACTTCTTGCGCTGGTGAACACCTAAGTTCTTGACCTCATAGAGCGTCTGCCCATCTTCTGAGATGTAATCAAAGTGGCTGGCAAGGAAGGTATGCTTAGGATGATGCAGACTATATGCTGCATCTTTGAACGGTAGTTCTTTGCGCCTTGCGTATTCGCGCATGATAGGTTCTTGCATAACAAGACCCATCTGCACTGCTTCAATGTCGGAAAGATCGTCTAAAGGTTTTGCGCCTACCTTTTCGGCATAGACCTCACCGGCTCTGCCTTCGACAAATCGACGCGCATCGTTAGACCATAGTGCGGTGTTCCGCACTTCCGGTGAAAAGTCACTCATATCAGCCCCTCATGGTTAGGTTTCGGATTCTTTGGCTACCTGACGTTTCCGCCAGACTGATTCAGAAAGTGTATCGCCAAAGTCATACACTTCTACAACTTCAAATCTTACATAGGTTTTGTAATTCTTGATAATAGATCGTATCAATTCTCTTTCCTGCCAAGGATAGGTATCAGCGATTGGATACCCAAGGTCTTTGGCGGTGGCAGTAATAATCTTGTCTATCAGTTCGTCAGTCATCGTCAGTCATCAGGGTTATGGCTAGGGCAATGCCGGTCAATAGAATGATTACGCCACCGCCGACCAAGGCTGCGCCAATAAAGGTAATAGTGTCAAAGACTTCCATGATTCTTCTCCTTCAGCTTGGTTTCGATGCGTTCGATTGCGTCATAGGCATTTTTTGAGCCTTTCAACACATCTTCTTTCTCATCATCCGTCAGCCCTTGCCATTCACGCTGTGGTGGGGCGGTGTAAAGTGGTACTGATTCATCTCTGTGCATTCCCGGCGTGTCTAACGTCTTAGCAAAGCGCGTATCACCCATTGAGTTGTACATCCACGCCACCGGCTCCTGCTCTGGCTGCTCCAGTCGAGCGCGAAGTGCTTCAAGTACATAGTCTGGATCGCAAGCACCATCCACTTCCCAGTCGCCAGCTTTAATCGCAGCAAGCATCACATCCAGCGCCTGCTGCAATAGCTCTCTGTCAGTCATGGGTCTCTCCTTACGCGGATAGCGGCGGCGCATGAAAACGCAGCCAGCGTTGCATCGCCATCGCCTCTGGCTTGTGTGTGTGTAACAAGCTCATCACACACCTTCGCACAGGCTTCCCGTTCTTCTGCAACAGCTTGCTTAACTGCAATACAGGAAGGGTTTTGGCAATCAGCATGGCAGGTATGAATATCGTCTGGCTGTGCCAGTTCTTTCCACTTACCCATTGAGTACCTCCGCAGCCTTGAGCTTGCCTGTTTCTCCATCGAAAGTCAGGCGCAGGTTGTCACCTGTATAGCGGTTGTCGGCAGGGCCAGCAATATGATTGGGCGTGGCTTCGGCATACATAACAAAGTCTGGTTTTGGCTCAATACGGTAATCAACGCTTTCTTCCCACCATGGTGATGCCGTAGATAGCCAAATGTTACCCTGCCGATATTCAATCAGAGCGCCGTTCGCCCAAGCGACTATTAGGTCTTTGTGTTTGTGTGGTTTCATTGCGTAGCCCCTCGCATGTATAGATGTGTTTGTGTACTGGACACGGATGATGGACGGGAGCAGGGGATAGCCACAACAGCAGCAGATAGATTGCTGTAATGCCTACCATAGCCCCTAGAAACGGTTTAAGCATCGAGTTCAACTAAAGACAGGCGTTGCTCTTTCAAACGCAGTACAGAGGCTTTTAAGGCCACGACAGAGTGTCTGGCTTTGTCTAAAGCAATCTGTGCTTTGATTTCTTGGGTACGGATTTGGTCAATGAGCTTATGCTCAGACCGTAGATCGAAATGATCCTTGGAAGATAGATTCATGGCAAACCCTCATAGTTAGGAAACGGATGTTGTGCATCAGCACACGCACACATTAGGACACATTAAAACATCTGTCAACCATTTATTTTATGTTGTCAAAATGCCTGTGGATAACTCTGTGGATAACTTTACAGTGGGGTGTGGATAAGTTGTCAATGCCTGTGGATAAGTTGTTAGTGCGTGAATCCTACATATATACATATATGCCTATATCTAGATATGGTACCTATATCCTATGTTTAATATAGATATAGGTACCTATATGGATGTAGGTAATACAAAGGATATAGGGAGAATATGTAGGTATAACAAAGGGGTAATATAGATAAAAAATCTATTTCTCAAACATATAGGGAAGTTATCTAGGTATAACAAAGGATATAGGTATAACAAAGGATATAGGTAACATATAGCATCTATGAGCAGACAGGCGCGCGGGATAAATGCGCGTGGATATTTCCGATTTTTTCTGGCTGTCAGAATGTCAATAGACTAGACCTGCTTACCTTGACAAACAAGCAATAAGGGCTGCGGGAATAGGGGGTCGAGGTCAATCGAACAGAGCTGGCACCACGGCAATAGGGTTTAAAACGGATTTAAGGCACCTAGAAGCAGCGCAAAAGAAAAAGCCGGTAACTTGTACCGGCTAAAGTGAAAACGCCTTAAAAGGGCTTTATTGGAATATCAGGAAGAACATGACGATAATGCTATAAATGCCCAATGCAAACATGGCACCGGTTAAGTAAAAGAAAATCCCGCCCTTCTCCATCTTTTCATTGAATCGCTTTTCCCATTCGCTCATTGCTTACCCCTTAGAATTTTTGATAAATGCCGATTGCCGTGTAACCCGTAGTTGTCACCTGATAACCTGATTCGGTTTTGGTGAACTGGTAACGTTTTGGGTGTGCGCGATATGCTCGAAACTTATTGGCAAGATATTGCCGATTGAAAACATAGCTAGCGAATTGCGGTTCATCTTGGAAATAAAACTTGTAACCTCTTTTCATTTTTGCCCCTTATAGTTTAGGAAATGCCCGGAACCGCCGGGCCGGTATTGCATCACGCTGCTATTGCTTCGGTTATTTGCTCTGATTCGTTGACACTGGTATTTGTCAAATAATCCATTGCTTGCTGCGCCTTTGCACTTGCTGACAAGATAAATTTCTTGTCGTTACGCAATGCTTTTAGCCACGATTCGATATATCCGGCGTGGCGCAAGTCTCCATCAATGCCGCAATGGGCGCAAAGCATAGCCGCGCCCAATTCGGCTACTAATTCCTCGAATGCGTATTCTTCAGAGCCGAATCGGGCCGGAGTGATTCTCTTTAGCCGTGAATCATGGCCTGAAGCATGTACGGATTCATGCAATAAAGTCGCATAATAATTCTCACGAGAATCGAATGCCGCCATTGCTGGCATGACGATAGCGTCACTACTTGGCCGGAAATAGGCACTATCACCGGCATGCGTTAAGCCGCCAGAGAGATTCAGACGGGAAACAATGGCATCTGCTTGCTCGCAAGAATTCCAATCTACTTGTGGCGGCTCTGGCATGTCAGGCAGGTTTAATCCTTCGCATTGCTCTACATTGAAAACGTAGTAGTGCTTGATGAAAGCATAAGCACTGGTAACGGATTCGCCCTTATCGCCGATGGTTTCTTTGCGGTGAACATTCCAATAAACAACTGGCGTTCCCTTCTGATCTGCTTTCACTGTACCGCCAAGGCCTTGTGCTTGTTTGAAGGTAACGTAGTGCGGTAAAGCATAGGGCTGCATGCCAAGCCAAAAGTGATTCACACCACGATATACAGTTCCAGAAGCCGGATTAAATGGCATGCCTTCGCCGGGCATGCCCTTCAAAGTGCGCCAAGGTTTTACCCAAGGCGTTGCGCCCTTTTCTAGTTCGGAAATAATGCGGTCAGTGATCAGTTGAGCAATGTCTACTTTCATTTGTAGCCCCTTGTTTTAGGATAGTGCAACGATGCACAAGTTAATTATAGGACAGATGTACTTATTAACTCAAGGTGTATTCATATATGCCTATATATATATTTGTCATATATATGGGTACTTATATATGTAGGCATATATATGTATATATGAGCAATTTGA